CAAACAATTCCGATAATCAAAAAATACAATATTAAAACAAAACCTGCTTCAATAATTGCTCTACCCATTACACGTCACCTTCTTGTCTAACTTCTGATTTAATAATATCAAAACCTTGCGGATATCTAGCGGATAACTTCTCGACGTTCATTACAATAGCATCTTCTAACGTAATATTTAATGCCTTACAAGCAACAACTGCATACCATAAAATATCACCTAATTCGCGTTTCAAGTGAAAGATATTATCTTCATCTAACGGTTTACCTTGAAATACAATTTTCTTAACAACTTCAGTAAATTCACCTGCCTCAGCAGTTAAACCAAAAGAAGCAGTTAATAATTCAGGAATTAAAATTCCTAATTTATTACCATCTAATTCACTTAACCTTGATTCCAAGATACCAAAAATTGACGATGGTTGTGAAATTGTTGATTGGACAAATGCTTCATAATCTTTTAATTCAACTTTACTCATAATTTCCTCTATTTAATATAATTGTGTTTACTTAATGATGCATGATAATTTACTCCATTAATCCAATATGGATCGTACGCTAAATTATCATTATGACATTTATTTTGTAATTGAACTTGTTTGAACTCTTGTTGTTCAATCATTTTTTGATCCAAATCAGATTTAAAATTTAAATCATAATAATATTGTTTTTGAACATTAATAGCTGTTATGTAATTCAAGCTGGAACTCATATTGGTGATCCTCTGCATTAAATTTATTTAATTTTTGCTCTACTCTATCGCGATACTGTATCCAGCCTCTAAAGTTACGATACCAATATGATGGATCTCCTGGAGTTGCTTGATGTTCAGCTGGACTAGCATGAATTGGAACCGAACCAACCAATCTATCGTGTAATATAATATCATTTGCTAAATTAGCAGCACTACCATCATGATTGCTGTAACTAACTCTAGCACAACGAGCTGTTGAAGCTTTTAATAAATCTTCTTCATCATAATATTTTCGTTCGTCATCAGTAATGTACGGTAAATGCCACTCAGCATGTTCTCTTTCAACAGATTCACTGGATTCAATAGCATCATAGATTGCTTTAGCTAGAGTTTGAATCTCAGGCTGAGCATCCGGATGAATTCTTAAATCAAAAAAGTTATCCCATTCTGTTGAAGTAACAATAACATTAATATATTGCCATGGCTCTAAAATTCTATTACCAATTTGTTTATGTAATCCAATTTTATCAAATCCATAAGCAAAAATACAAGCAACTTTAGCTGAAGTTTTCCAAATAAATTTAGCAGCAGATAATTTCCATCCAGTTAATTCTTCATTAGCTTGCATTCCGGAAACATTAGCTCCCCAGTAAACCGGCATAGCTGGGTCATTCCAAACTTGAGAAATAATTTTACTAATTGGAATTGCTCTAGAACTAGATGCAGATCTAGAAAATACTCGATGCGTTAATACTTCTTGATGAATAAATCGATGATACCGTAATTGAAGAGTACAGATTCTATTATCAAAATCATAAAATGAATCTGCAATCATTTTAACTTTAATACCATAATCATTTTTTATCATAGATTTATTTTCCTTTTTTCATGTTAGTCCTACCATATCTAAATCCAGGTAGCATAGATTCATATTTATTGTATTGTAAATTTTGTTTACCATCTGTAATCCAAACAAATATTCTACCACTAACCCATTTATCTGGACAAAAATCTAATCGTTTTTCTTCGTAAGTTAGCGGATTATGGAAATATTTTTTTCCTTTTATTTGCGTAACGCTTGATGTATCGGCATTTGGATTACCTTTTATCCAACCAGTAGGAATAGTGTGTTCAGCAGTAAATGCTTTAGTTTCAAAAGTTTCTGGATTATAGTAATATACTCGACCTTTATTTTTAGATGATATATTTACTTTAAAATCCGCATTCCAACCTTTAGTATAACTTTCTGGTATAATATCCCCGTCATTAAAAAATTCATATTTTCCAATAATTGTATTAAAATATTTTTTTCTTCCAGTTGTATATACTCTATTACGATTACGTTCAGAACAAGCTTCTGAATTTAACTTTTTAATATAATCATATATTCGAGAATTAATTTTATAATTTCTTTGTTGATTTCCATTAACATTCGTCATCATATGTAAAGCGAATTTAATCCCAGAATTATTTTCTACCATTTTAGTCAATAATAAATGACAAATAAAATGTTCCCTAGCAGTTAAATTCGCGATATTATCAATAGAATCATTTCCATTTAAACATTTCGGTATAATATGATGCTTTTCATAATATTGAGGTAAATCCCGGTGTTTTGAATTTGCAATAATAGCATAATAAAAATTTGTATATTTATTTTGTAAAAACATAATATCTCCAAAATAAATTATTTATTCATTCGGAGTTTTTCGTAAATTAGAATGAATCATTTTCCAAAAGTCTCCAAATATAAACTTTCCAATTCCGGTCTATCTTCTGGAATATATTTTACCTGATATTTATCCCATCTAAACCAAATGCCACTAACTCTCATGTATTCTAGACCGTCAATAAGGAATTTCGTGTTTCCATCTTCACTAGCATTAATTTTTTCTATTTTAGTTGTCATATTTTCTTCCAATTTAAGTATTCCAGTTCAGCTCGTAACCCAGAGAAGGTGTTATTACTTATTATAACTAATAATTCCTCCTGCGTCAAGCCATTTTTTATTGCATCATTAATATCCTTAACTCCAAATGATTCTGGTAATAAACAAACAGAGAACCCATTCTTAATAAACTTCCCGATATTTTTAACGATATTCGCGTTTCTAGGCTCGCAATCCGGAATGAGTATCAACTTACTCTTATCAAACACATTAGCTGCAGCAGCCAAATTTGAGTCTGCAGTTGCGATCGCGTTTGGTAGGAATAAAGAATCGAATGGACCCTCTACAACATAAATCGGTTTCATTGGATCAACTTTATCCAGCCCAAAAATCTTTTCTTGTTCCCTGTCAATCTTTACTGTTATATATCTCATGGAATAACTATCAAGAGCTCTTCCCTGAAATGCAACTAAATCACCAGATCGAGAATAAAATGGAATAATTACCCTTGGACCAGTTTGATCAAGCTTTTTATCAGAAACCGATTCGACAAAAGCCTTAAAATCATCAGTAAAAAATAGATATTTAAGATATTTTTCTGGTATTTTGCGATCTAAGATATACTTTTTAGCAATATGATCGTCGTCTAAATCAGCAATAGTAGGTAAATCTATTTTTTTATCTTGAATTTTAAATTTTGGAATTGCAGGTTTATCAATAGAATTAGTTTTCTTTCCAGTAAATTTTTCCTGGAAATTTTCCATGATATATTCTTGTTCTAGATGAGGATCTAGATAACCAAGCAAAGATCTAAGAGTTGTTCCTTTATCGCAATTAAAACACGTGTAGAAATAATTATCGTTTTTTGCATAAACGAATCCACGAGTTTTTGATTTCATTTTCTGAGAGTCGCCGCAATATGGGCAACGCATGGTATATAGGTTGGTATTCTTTTGTTTAAAAAGTTCCAACTTAGGTGATAACATTAAAATGTATTTTCTATCTATCCAAATACTCATTATAAAAAAGCCTGAAGTTTATATTCAGGCTTATTATACTACGAAAAGATAAAAAAGTAAAGCATTATTTTATTACAAATAATTTTTTGAGCATATCAATATTTGAAAATATCCATAAAACAACTACACCGCCGCCCCACAATAACCATTTGTATTGTAATAGGTCTACAGTTTTGGCTTCATTTTTATCAACTCTATCAGTTAAAGTTTTATTCATAGAATTAATTTCCTCTGTTAATAACTTCTCAATAGCATTAATTCTACTTGAAATATTTTTCTCAGAGTCTTCTAATATTTTATATAAATCTTCTAATTCATCTTTAGTGTTAAGAAGATTATATTCTATTTTCGTAGTTTTATCTAATACTGCTGCATGTTGAGTATCGATTTTATCAATTACGTCTTCGATTCTACCAAAAAGCCTATTAATAAATCCGACTTCTTGTTTTAAGACTGCAACTTCAACTTTTAATTCCGATAACGTTTCGACTTTTACATCATGCAACGTTGAATTATCTGCCATTATCTGCCCACCTTTAGAGAAATATCTTCTATTTTTGATGTTTGTTCAAGTAATTTATCTAGTTTATGAGAATAATTTTCTAAAGATCGCAATAAGTTAAGCCTTTTTGCCATATTACTTTTTGATAATATTTCTTTATCGTTATAATTATTATAATGGATCATTGGGGTTGCCTCTTTGACAGTCATCATAACAAATACCAGTTATTTCAATTTTTGTAATTTATAAATTGTAGTATTGCATAATTCAACAGATTCGTCAATTATATTTTGCATAGAAGTATCATCAGTAATTAATCCTCTATTTTTAGAAATCCAATCCCTAAATTCTATAATAGCATCAACTGCAACTTTCATTTCGGCAGCAATTGGAGGTAAACTAATAAATTTACCATATAATCCAATATAAGCTTCACAAAATTTATCTACAGTTTCAACAATTTCTTCATAAAAAGTTGTTAGAGCAGAATGTTCTGAAAAAGAATCTGTACTCAGATGAGCAAAATGAGTAGTTGTAGCTAGAGCTCTACAGCGAGCAAAAAATTCAGAAGCAATTGCATTGGAAATTCCTTCTTTTGAACTTGGATCTTGAGCTTCTTCAGGCGGATATCCAGGTTTTGTAGCTTCAAATAAAGCTTGTTCTATTTCTTTTTGATTAGCTTTACGTGTTCTATTAAAACCACAATCTTCAATAATAGAAGTTAATTTATTTTTATATTTATTATCCATTTTATCCTGCCCTTGTTATTGGAGTTCCAGTCATAACTGGAGATTGTTTTTTTCTTGGCACTCTTACTCCAGGATCTTTAAGTCCTGCTATACCATTTGTAGTATTAGTTGGAGCGGTACTAACCGCAGCAGGAGCACCTTCTCCATCTTCTTCTAAAAATTGTTTAAATGTTTTCATAATTCTCTTAATATTTTTGCGATTTCCATATCTAAAGGAATATCAGAGGAAATTAATTTAGTTCCATCATACAAAATTTCTGTAGGCATTCTATTTAGATAAACTAAAAACGTTTTTAATGCACTATAGCAATTATCATCTAATTTAAAAAACAACATTTTATTTACAGCTATAGTTGGTTCAAAAACGTTATATAATAATATTAAATGATTTAAAATTAACCGTTCAGCTAATTCGCCGGATTTTTTATATTTCTTTAACAATCGTTTAATGTAAATTATTCTTTTTAAATCGGAATTAAATTCAGTCATAGAATAATGCACAGAATAATAATGTTTTGCAGCAAATAATAAAAAATTATCTTCAGTCAAGTCATCCATAATTATAATATTATTTTTAATTTTGGTTAAGGTAATTATTTGGAGTATTAGCCTGTTCTAAGTCAGTATTACTTACTTTAGCATTTTTATCTGGATAACCGTAAAAAGTAACTTTTGCTTTTTTTCCAACACTATCTTTCTTAGCATCTTTAATAGTTTCAATTAATGTTTTTTTAGTATCAGCATTAACGCTTTCTACATTATGCGCTTTTAATTGAAGCCATGCTTTAAATGCAGGAGAGTTTTTAATTCTTTCACGAAGCCTAGATCCAGCAACCCCGCGTAATTTATATGGATCTAATTTTAGATGTCTATAATATGTAACAACTTGATCGTAATTACTAATTTCGTCGATTTGTTCAAATTCTTCTGTTACTTCAATATCCTGTAAAGAATTCTCTAATCTAAGCTCTTTTATGGCTTTAAAATCCATTTAACTTCTCCTATTATTTATTGTTGTTTTTAATTGGGTGAAATTTAGCCGGTGGGTTAAATTTCGGCGTATGTTTTACAACAAAAGAATCTTGTTTTTGTCCAATAATATGCGGATCATGCATAGCAGGATTACTTTGATGTTGCGGATGATTTGGAATATGTGGAACAGGAGCATGCGGAACAGGATGACTTGGCGGAACTACATGAGGTTCAGTATGAGTCAAATGTTGCGTGTTAACAGGAGATTTTGAATGAACTGCGCGTTCCGGAGGTTTATATTCATGATGAAATTTATTTTGATAATTTTTTTCATGTTCCCTATTCATAGTATTCATTAAAATAGTATCTGCTTTAATTTCGCTATCAGATTTAGTTACCTTTTTTTCGCGATTATTAAATTTATTTGTTAACTGGAGAATTTTAGGGTTTGTATATCTTGAATGCAAATGAATACCAGCTTTAGCAAAACGAGCAGTTTCTGGATTTTTATATTGTCTAACAGAAGTATCTGTATCTTCAGTTATTTCACAAAATTCTTCATGATATTTCATTACTAATCTATCTTTGAATGATAATGAAAATGGCGAATTTTTTCCTGATGAATGTGCAACTAGCTGCGGGGTTGATGTATCAGAATAATCTGGAGTAATTACACTAGGTTTTGCTTCTTTTCCATGAAAATGTTTCGATGGATGAGTAGATGAAAATGCCCCTTTTAATGAAGTAAACCTACTTGAACTATGTTTATTTTTCGATGGCATTTGGGATTACCTTTCTGAAATTTATTTTTTTAATTTTATTCAACACTTTTCTGGTATTTTCTTTATCTTGATCAGATTGCATACTAGCTGTTGAAGACGCGGTACTTTGCATAGGACCGGTAGCTATAGGGGAAATATCATAATTAGGTGATTCAACTGATTCAGCAACTCCATTATAAACAGACCATGTTCCTGGAGTCATACTTCTAGTATCAGAAGAATCAGCAGGAAGTTTTAATGGAACAATTTTATTAACCTTTTTCTTCAAATTAATTTTTACAATTTCTTCTAAACGTAAATCTGATTTAAATGTTAAATCTTCTAAAATATTATAAATAAATTCTCTTGATTCAGTTAAATCCAATGATTTTGAATTATCCACAGTAATACAAGAGTTAAATAAACCAATAATTGCTTGTCTATTTGCATTTCCAACACTAATTCTATCCAATGATTCTTTTAAATTTTTTCTATTTTTTAATCTTTCAACAGCAATTCCTAAATCAGCCTCAACAACAATTAAATGCGTTGTATAACCAATTGTTTCTAATATATCTTTAGTTATAACAAACCCCAGATCGAATAAATTTCCAGTAACGAGTATGGAATATCTTTCTAAAAGAGAATCTTGTTTTTCCGATTTAGCTCGTTTAAATACTGCGTCATTATACAACATCTCATCAATTTGAGTTGACGTAAATTCTACAATACCGTAATTAGATGCAATATCTCTAATTACGACATCCTTTCCGGATCCAGGAGATCCGATAATAAAAATTGCTTGTTTATTTTGCATTTTAAAATAGTCTTATTTTGTTTAAAAATCCACGAATATATGATTCATGAACATTCATACCAGATTTAACATCACTCATCAATTCTTTTGCATGATCATCTGAAACGTGAGATGGAACTCCTTGTCTAAATGAATGAAAATCATTGTTTTTAGCAAATTCTCGCATTTTAGTTCCAGACATACCAGCAGTTCCTTCTGCATTTGGATCTCTATGACCAGCTGAACGCACTTCTATCTTTTTAAAATTATAATATCCATGTTTAGATGGCACTCCATTATATTTATGTATTAATTCTTCCATATCTTTTGTGCGATCCGAACCCGCAACATAAATTAAATGATCATGACCTTTATCGTGTAATTTAGATAAATGATGTAATAATGTTGGAGATTTAGAATCAGCTACAGAAAAATTAGTTCCAGGAGAATATCTAGATAAATGTTTTAATTTGTGTTCTGAAGTTAATGGATTTTTCTTTGGATCATGACTACCTGAAGCGATAATATCATGATCAGCATTTTCTTTTTCTGCAGTAGAACGAACAGCATTAATTAACTGTAAGTGCCCAGTTGTAGGTGGATTCATTCTACCAAAAGCAGTAACAACAGGATTTTTAGTGCTCATTAACGTACCTTTAACAAATTAGCTTTAGAAAATTCTTCTCTATTAACAAGTTTAGTTGGTTCTCCATTATGATGAATAACAAATCCTTCCGGATTTGTTCTTTTGTCACCAATATGGTGTTCTAATCCACCTTCATGTTGATTTAATGTTTTGGTTAAAATATTTTTAGCCGACTGTAAATGGCCATGCATTTTTAATAAACGATTATAATGATCAGAATTACCAGCAATATGAGATAGATGACTAGTCAGTTCAGTATGTTTTCTAGCTTTACCTGCATCACTTTTTAACTTATCAATTTGTTTTTCATATTTACCTGCTATATGATTCTGCAATCCATCTGCAGAAGGTTTTTCGCCAGTTCTAACCGTATGATTAATATATGTCGCTAAATGTCCACTGTCGCCACCATGAGGAGCTGTAGCATCATACATAGTATCTTTATGCGTTTTATGAATTTTATCAGCGGCATCCATATGTTTTTGAAATTTAGCTTGATCGGATTCGCTGTAATGAACGTTTTTAGTATCATGTTCTGGAGTTTTACTCCAAACATGATCATGAGATTTAAAATTATGTAAATCCGGATGAGGATCAGCTTTCATAGAAGATAAGGTATCTCCATGATACTGAGTATGAGTAACAACACCTAATTTTGCTTTTTTAACTTTATCTGCTTCTTCGCCGTGAGCAGTATATTTAATTGTATTTGGAGTAAATGATACGGATCCATTATCATTATGTTTCTTATCATCTCCACTAAACATTAAATCGCCTTGATATACACCCTTTTTTGGAGTAATTTTATGTAAATGATCCAACGAATCTTTTAACTTCTCAACTAATCCAGGAGCATGGCCATGGTTTTGCTCAATATCTTCGTGAGTATAATTTATTTTTGGATTTTTATTAAATGCAGATTTACTGGCTACAAAGAATTTACCATTCTCTGGATGATGACCATATACGATGGAAGGAGATCCATCGTATTTCATGGTAAGATTAGTGCTATGTTCTCCAGATTTAATTGCATTATGCGCATGATGCAATGCACCTTGAGCATGAGCATATCCATTTGAACCTTCAAAAACTCTATCTTCTGGGTGTTTAATGTGCTTTAATTTAGCACCTTCTTCCTCGTTCTCAACAAGAAAATCTTTAAAACTTAGCATATAACCTCTCTGGTTTAATGTGTATAATATAATTAACTATTTATATTATAATAGTTTTTCTTTAATCCAGTCAAGCACATTTATAGTTGGAACCCAATCTGTTGCTAATTTAAATTTAGTATTATCTGATAAATTATTTAATGCTTCGCCAGCTGGTTTTTTAATATAAACAATACTATCTGATAAAGTATTAGCAATTTCATTAATAGTTTTTGTTTCTCCATATCCAATATTAAATACTTGAGCTTTCCACATATCTGGATTTGTATCAAAATTATCAATACATTGTATATTAGCCTGAGCAATATCTTTTACATGTATAAAATCTCGCTCTTGAGTTCCATCACCAGTAACTGTTAATGGTTTACCATCTTTTAATAATTTTTCAAAGATACCTAATACTAGCGCATATTGACCAGATTTGGGAGAACGTTCGCCATAAACATTAAAATAACGAAGAATAACTGATTTAATTCCATAGATTTCATAATAGTTTCTCAAAAATAATTCTGCTGCGTATTTGGTTGATGCATATGCATTTAAACAATCTTCTCGCTCAGTTTCTTTTAATGGAAAATTAGCATTTAACCCATATATGGAAGAAGTTGAAGAGAAAACAATACCTTTAATTTTATTTGCCTGCGCTGCTTCTAATACCGAAACAACACCTTTAATGTTAGAATCAATTGCCTTTCTTGGATTAGCAATAGAAGCACCTAAGCGCGATTCTGCTGCTAAATGAAAAATAAACTCACAACCTTTACTGATTGTAGTTAATTTTTTCGTATCACAAACATCAAAATGATGATTAGTAACATTTTTACTTCGATTAAAATAAAACTGATCATTATCAGCTGATAAATTATCAACATTAACAACGGTATAACCAGAGTCAACTAATGCATCAATTAAATGACTTCCAATAAAACCGCAACCACCAGTAACTAATACTTTCATACATCACCATTTATTATGTGTTTAAATTGTAAATTTATTGAATCAAATATTTTTTGTTTTAATGTAGTAGCAGAATAACTATGATCACGTTCTATAAAATGAATAGGTAATTCTAAATCTTTACCCGTAAAATCTTTATCTTTATAATCTGAACCCAAAAAGCGTATATCAAAATTATTTGTTTTTAATAAATTATACAATTCTTGTTCTGTAGAATAACAAATAATATTATCAATATATTTAATAGCAGATAAAATTTCTATTCGTTCATCTACTGTTTGAACTGGAGTAATTTTATTTGCGGGCGAAATATTTAGTAATACTGTTAAATGATTACAATGCAATTTAGCTTGTTTAAACATCCTAACATATCCAGGATGAATAATATCAAATGCTCCAGCTAATACGCCATATGTATTTGATATAGATTTTTTCCATTGTTCTATAGATAAACCCTTATCGTCAATAAAGATATGAGCATGAGGTTTAACGCCCATAAGTAATTTATGATGTTTTAAACCCCATTTTCGCAATTGATCTTCAGTTAAATCATAATGGTCAATTCCACTAACAGAACCTCTTGCAGTCATAATAATAATTTCATGACCTGTGTCATATAAACGATTTATTTCATCAACTACAATTTTATCTGGAATGGAATGATAATATTCACTATTTTCAACAACAGAACAAATAGTTCCATCTAAATCAAAACAATAAATCATTCAACAACCCCATGTAAAAATATTTGATGAACGCATTCGACTACTCCATAGTCTTCGCTAGCGACATGATAGTCAAATTTAGCATTACGACCTAATACCCTAGCAGTATTACCCTGAGAAAACCCAGTTAATATTCCATATGGAATAGCATTAATTTCACAATGTTTAATCACTTTTGTAATATTTTGAGATTGACCGGAAGAACTAATTAAAATAACAAAAGTATCCGCATCAATATATGCTTTTACAAATGCTAAATAAGCATTTTCCATCCCATAATCATTGATAAAACATGTAAGCATTGATGGATCAGAAAATGTTAATGAATGCTTATTACACTTTTTAACATAATCTTGTGAAATATGAGAAGCAATTGCATTACTTCCTCCATTACCAATAATAATAAATTTGTTATATTTATTAAATACTTCTTTAAAATTGTTATATGCTTGTGATTCCTCAAGCACAGATAAATGTTTTATACAATCTTGAATTAAACTCATATTTTTATACCTTCTACGCCTGATGAACTTACATTTATTTTAATATAAGGTAACGATAAAGTCAAGCAGTTTTTCTTTGAAAATACCAAATAAAATCCGCCATTTCCTGCACCGCATAATTTATGAGCCAATACTGTTGGATTAGCTGATAACTCTCTATCAATTTCTGCTACAATAGGATTTTCTGTAATTAAGCTACTAGTTTGTTTTTTAAGTTCCCAACCGTCATTAATATATTGCAAAAATAATTCATATTCTTCATTATATAATGCTTGTTGAGCCAACTCAACAATTTGTATTAATCCACGAGATTTTTCTATATTAGTAGTAACATCTTTTAATACAGCCTTAGAATTTCTATTAACTCCAGTAAAAACTAAATGCATATCATAAAGATCAAATATTTTTGTTGGAAGAAATGTATATCGAACTTTATTATTTCGTTCAAATTCAATACGTTTAAACCCGCCAACCCCACAACCAAATGGATCTTGTAAACCACAATGAGGATTAAACTTTTGTTCCAATTCAAGAGCAATTAAACATATTTCAGTATCAGTTAAATGTAATTGTTGTTTAATTGATATTGCTTTTATTAGGGAAATAATATAAGCTGAAGAAGATGCTAATCCACTTCCTTGTGAATAAACATCGCTAGTTAATGAAATTGTTAGTGGATCTATATTAAAATATTCTAATACAACTCTAACAACTTCATTTTTTATCTCTCTAGCAAAAGATTCTTCTTCGCGAAGAGAATAATTTACAATATATTTATGTAAATGTTTGTTATAACCAACTTTATCTTCATGAATTGTAACATATGTTTTTAGGTCGCAGGTAAAACTTATTACTGAACCATATCCAAATCGTTCAATAAAACGAGGGTTATCAGTAGAACCCCCGAACAAAGAAACTCTTAATGGACAATTAGCTACTATCATGTTAAATATACATCCTTAAATTCTTGCATTACAATTTCTGGCGTATAATTTGCGGTATAACTATCCCAATCAATTTTAGCCATTTCCATTCTATCAAAAAAACATAATATATTATATAGATCCTGAGCAGTATCATAATATATTGCGCGATTTTGCATTAAGTAAATATGGCCATAATCATAAAAATGAGGAATTTCTTTTGGAAGCCAACTAATAATAGGTTTATTTCTAATAGTAAACTCAGCTACTGATAAACTAAAAATTTCTCCATCAGCTCGCGCGTGCATCATAGCATCACAAGTATTAACAAACTTCGCCTTTACAGACTCGTCCATCGTCCATGGAAGATGAATAACTCTCTCGTGATCAATAAACTTATCTGTATTTAAAAAGACGAACCAGAGGTCTTTACGTTCCTCTAATGCTTGTTTAATTGCAGGATAAACAAATTGTAGGTTAAAAGTTTCTCTACCACCATGACGACCAAGAACTAATGCATCTTTAGGGATACCCAATTCTTCTCTAAATGTATCATGCATATCTGGAGCTTCTTTTTCTAGAATATGATGAACATAAGGATGAGTTGCTCCAAATTTTTCTGAAATATATTTACATACCCCAGAATAAACGTCAGCATGAGGATCATGCATTCTAAACACACAATGAGCCAACGATTTAGCATTAGTAGGCATTATACCATCATTTTCTCCAGCTTTAATTGCATAGAACGCATCAATCTTTTGCTTATCGCAAATTTTTTCTATAGCAGTTCTAACATTATCATTTTTAGCTCCATCTCTATATTCTTCTTCATATAAGATTGTTGAAAAATCTTTAAATCGATTTAAAGATGGAGTTGGTTTTAATCCAGAGGAAATAATAATAGATTCATTACCCAAAATTTCTCTATTATATTTTGCATATTTGTAGAGACAAATTTCAGTACCTCTTTCACCTAATTGATTACTGTGGAACGCGATTCGCATTAGCTCTTTCCTCATCCATTTTTCTAAATTTTTCTACTGAATATTGACGTTCTTCTGTTTCAAGAGCTTGTAATTCAGGTTTTAAATAATTTGCATCTTCATGATATCTAAAACAATGAACAACTTTTTCAATCATAATTGGCGGACCATAATGCCAGTAAGATCTAACAAAGTATTCTCCATCAACAACAAATCGTAAATTTTCATCCATATCAATAGCAAATTCTCTACGAACTGCATAAGTAGAAGGGTTTCCTGTCGAATTATCTCCGTTTACATATGCATTATCAAATCTAGGTAATCTAGGATTAAAGAATTCAGTTCTATTTTCATTACAATTAACAAAACCAGCAATTAACCACTTTTTATCTGGATTTGCTTGAAACGCATCCCAAGTTTCCTGCAACCCAGTTTGTTCAACAAAAAAATCATCCATAAATAAAATTTTACATATTTCTCCAGTAGCTTTTTTCATACCAAAATTAACATTGGCTGCAGTAGAACCGCGCATATAATCGTTTTTATAGTATTTAATATCTAATACATGAGAAAAAGTGTCACAAATAGCTTTTAAGTTATCGCCAACACTATGGTCAGCAACAACAATATCGAAATCTTTAAAATGTTGATACGATAATGAAGCAAAAAATTCTACTAAAAATCTTTCACTATAACCTTCTCTAATAGAAGAAGTATGAATGGGGGCAATTATTGATATTTTTGGCATTATTTAATCCTTTTCGTACATTGATCTAGGAAAGTATGTTTCACCTAAACTTGAAATTGGCGGCATAAAGGGAGCATTTTTTATTGTATAGAAATCGCTATTACAAACTGAACCTATCCACATTTCAGCTTTTAGCCTAATAGAATTCCAAGTTCGTAAATCAGTAGAATTAATTAAATTTATCCACCAATCATTTTCCATTATATCAGGGAGTTTATTTATATGCGAAGATTTAGACCACCAAATTGTTCCTGAATAATGAGGAGTTGGCCATTCGCACAAATTAACTCCAGCGCAAGAATGTGTTTCTAATGCTTTAATACAAAGTTTCCAGTTTTCAACGCAACCCCATTCTAAAAACTTTCTCCAATTATAATAATTAACATATCTTCTAAAATCGCCTGCTTGTTTCATTCTACTTGTAGCAGTAACTCCTTTAGAATGAAGATAAAGAAAATAAGCATCTTCGCGTTTAGCATGAGCCTGTAATTCTTTCATTGTTATAGTTTCGTCATGAGGATTATGATTATCCAAATAATTAGAAGATAATTGTTGATCATTTAATTTAGTTTCACAACAATTTAATACTTGAATTTTATTAAACTGAGTACATAATCCAACAAATAAATTTATTTGTTCCGGTGAACCGATACAATTAACATACATTTTTTCCAATTCATCATATAAACCGGAATTTATAGTTAAATAAACTTGGTCTATAAATAAACTAGACCAAGTTCCAGTATCATCAGTAAGGTAAATATGATAATACAAATATTTTTTCATTAGGCTAACTCAATCCATTCTTGATTATCTAATGACCAATGAACGACTTCTGAAATACGTTCTTGAAGAGATACTTTTGGTTCCCAACCTAGAGATTTCATATATTCACCAGATAATGCATAACGTAAATCATGTCCAGGTCTAGAAGTATGAAAATCAATCATTTCATAATTTAATTCTTTTCCAGCTGCAGCAGCAATCATTTTGGCTAAAGATAAATTATCAATTTCTTCTTTACCAACAACATTAAATTTAGGACATTTAGCATTACCATAATCAGGTTCGTAAATAGAAGGATTATTTAAATTTAACAAAAATAGCATAGCATCAGCAACATCACTTGCATGAATATAATGGCGACTACCAGCTTTAGTTTTATCCGCATTAGAATGAATAAAAACTGTATCTCCATCTCTAGCTCTACGAATGCACAATGGAATAAACTTTTCTGGATGTTGACGTTCACCAAACACATTCATTGTATGCGTAACAAAAATTGGAGTACCGTAAGTATTTTCATAAGCTACACATAATTCTTCGCCTGCGGCTTTAGATGCTGAATATGGATTTGTTGAATTATATCTATCGCGTTCTTTGTAATCAACGCCTTCTGGGGCAACACCAAAAATTTCATCAGTAGAAAAATAAATAAATCTTTCTAAACTCTTATGTTTTCTAGCAAACTCAAGAATATTTGTAGTTCCCACTACATTATCCATTACAAATTCCATTGGAAATTCAATAGATCTATCTACATGACTTCCTGCAGCTAAATGTAAAATATAATTTATTTCACCAATAAAATTTTGCGTTAATGTTGAAATTTCAGCCTTTAAATCATGAAATACAAATTTAATTCTACTTTTAAATTCCGGATTCCTAGTTATAATGTCGCTCAATCTATTTAAATTTCCAGATAAATCTAAACGATCTAAGGTAACAATTTCCCAGTCAGTATTCTTTAAAAAATGATACACAACATGATGCGCAATAAAACCGGCTCCGCCAGTTATCAATACTCTTTTAGTCATTTTAAAAACCCTCAATTATAATTACAAATTTTACCAGAATAAACTTCTATAGAATTAAACATTCCATCAGTAGAAAAAGTTCCATTAACTATTTCTTCGCAACGTAACTTAAATAAATCTGCATTTTGTTTATATCTACCCTGAAATAAATGAAACACAGAATTAGCAAATACTGTTCCAATACCATAATACCCAAAATTACCCAACCTCCAAACACCTTCAATTGGTTCACGTTCAAAATGAGTTGGATATAATGCTTTGTATGGAACCATATGATCTTCGGCAACATATGAAACTTCTTCAGCAACATCACTTCTTGTATTTTCCAAAAAAGATGGTTTACCCATTTTAACCCATGTATCTCTATATATGAAAAAGAAACATGGAGCAGCAAAGATATGCGCTCTTGGTGCAATATGATTTGATGCCTGAGCTGTTCCAATAAATGATTTTGTTGCAGTTGCATATGCAATAGCATATTCTACAATACCTGCATTTAAGGGAACGCAATCATTATCAAAAAAACCAACAACGTCAGCTGTGCTATTTTCTAAAACCTCATTCATCCATTGACCATGAGGAATTGTAGTTAAATCATACTGAACTTTTAATCCTAAATGCTCAGTAACTTTTTTATGGGAGTCAATTAAATATTCTCCATTTTGCCAATACATACATCTTAAATCTACTGTTATTTCACCCATGGATATTTCCCATTATATTTTTCTCGCATTATTTTATTACCTTGTTCAAAAAATTCTTTTGTCACAGAACCCTCATTACCACCCAATCGATAATTAATTGTATATTCTCCAGAACATTCATAATTATTAAAATTATCGTGCAATACTTTAAAAATTACTCTATCTTCTCCCCAACCAGAATGCCAGAATGAAGCAATTTTAATAGCAATTTCTCTAGGGATACAATAACAATTAGTATCAACCATATTTGTATTAGTCCAAGCTGACCATTTACCTAAACTTTCGCAATTATCTTGTAATATATAGTTGCCACTAGGAGAATAAATATTTCGTAAACTATACGCCCATTGACACCCAGTTGATTCTATAGTAGAAATCATAGATTCAATATGATTTGGCTCATACCAATTATCTTGATCCAAGAAAAATAGATAATCTTTATTTACTAGATGAGAAAACGCAGCATAAACTCGCTGGCCATAAAAACCGCCAGCCCCAACATTTTCCTCTAGATAAACTATTTGAATAGAAACACCAAATCCTTTACCAAAAAACATCTTTCTTACTTTAGATGCAAATTCCTTTCCATCAACTACAATAAGAGCAGTAACATCTTTATATGTTTGTTTAGAAATACTCTCTACTGCTTTTAAAAGAGTATCAGCTCCTGTTGTAGGAATTATTACTATTGCACTTTTCATTATACTTTAAACCCATCAAATGATTTCTTTTCAAATTTATTTTGTTTTTGCATTGATTTATACGATTCAGTTGGATCCATGCTTCCAGAATCAGTAATACCTTCCTGCGCTGATTGTTCAACATCAAATAATTTCATTTTAGCTCGATCAACACCAACAACAAATCGTTTATTTAAATTTAAATCTCTATAACGATTTTTTAACTGTTTAATCATCATTTGATTTAAATCATATAATTCTTCGCTGTTAATGATTGCACACATAAAATCAGCAATAGCAGGAACACCAAATGATTCAGATACATCACTCATATCAACATCACTACTTTGAGATCCGCTTCTAGTTGTCTGAGTTGCTGTTACAACAGGAATACTAAACTCCTGAGCAAAGCCACGCAATTCTTGCGCAATAGCCTGAATATATGTATAAGTGTTGATACTACCACCAGACATCTTCATTCTAGAACTAGCACAAATATTTAAATAATCAATAAACACTACATCTGGAACGAAATTCTTTTTTAAACGCAATTCATTTAATAAAGTTCTAAAATGATTTACATTAGCTGCAGCTGTTGGGTATTCTTTGACAAATAACTTACCAATCGTTTTTGATTTAACATAATTAATCTTTTTATCAAAAGAAGATTTATCCAATTGCATTAAATCATCCATAGATATTCTAAGCAAATTAGCATCAATACGTTTTGCAATTTCTTCTTCGGCCATCTCACAAGTTATGTATAAAACATTTTTACCTGATAACTGAAAATCAGCTGCAAAATTACACATCATTAAACTTTTGCCGCCATGGGGTGGAGCTAAGATAACATTTAGAGTTTTCTTCGGTAAGCCGCCATTTGTTATTAAATTAAAATAATTTAAACTAAAAGGAACTTTTTCCTCAGTTCTATGATAATATTCATAACGGCTATCAGCATCACCCAAATAATCATGACCAACGCTTGAGTCAAAAGAAACAGATAATGCTTCAGATAATAACGTAGGAATACTTCCTTTTGATAAATCTTTATGTTTTCCATCAAGAATTGTAATAGATTCTCTAACAGCATTAAAGATTGCTTGGTCTTGACAAAAAGTTTCCGTTTTATCAACTAACCATTCTAAATCTACAGTTTCAGATTTAGCTTCATGCAATTCATTTAATAATGTAAGAGTTTCTTTATGTTCTTCTTCGGAAACTGTTTTTTCATTTAACTGAATAATAAGAGCTTCATATGTTGGAATATTTCCATAATTTGTAATGAACGAACTAATCTCGTTAAAAATTGTTCGTTCATTTCTATCATTAAAATAATCTGCCCTTAAAAAAGGTAATACTTTTCTCGTAAATTCTTCAGAGTAATGAAGGTTCTTCAAAATCAGCGTATTCAGATTCAATATTTTCTCCTGCTTCTTTAATACTGTCAGTAAGAATTTTCATTAATATATCACCTATAGTAGTTTTAAAATCTATAGTTTCAAATAATTCTTTTGGTTTTTCGGCGTCATAAACGACATCATAATTAAAACTTAACACAGCAGATCCATCTGGATTATCTGTACCATCATCTTGAACACTAAGATCGCTTAATGTTACAATAACGCCCTCAAATTCACCAGATTCAAGTTTCAATCCGTTTTGTTCATTAACCTCAATAAAATTATACTCTACAACTTCTCTTTCGTCAACCATTTTTTTCTCCTACCAAACATTAAACCAAACGCCAGTTCCATGAACCCATGCAATGGGAGCCATAATGGCTCCCGCAATTAAAAATAACCATTCTTTATTGTTAATACAAACTATAATATGAGTAAACCAAGATGCTATTGTCCAACAAAGAAAACTAATAATAAGCGTTACATAAAAAATATCATTAATATCAATTCTAGTTAATCTATGCATCTTCCAATTCCTCATCAGCAAATACAGCATCAATATCTTCATCAATATCATTACCAAAAATATCTCCATGAGATACTTTATATTTACTTTCAATAAATGCTTTAAATTGAGTGCTTTCCAAAATAGGATCCCAAAATTCAGCAGATTCAGTTTCTTTTAATCGATATTTTTTCTCTAAAAGTTCACCAGTTGCTAAATTAACTTTTTGATACCAACCATTACTCGGTTTAATAACGATACCAGATTCTAATGCTAAATCAATTAAACCAGACCATTTACTAATACCACCTTTAAAACTTACGCAAACTGGAATTTTAGATTTCTCTTTGGTATATCGAGATTTCTCAACGTTAATAATAAAGTTATATCCAATTACTTCAGTTCCTTCTTTTTCTTGCTGACGACCTAAAATATAAATGTTATCAGCTGCATAATATGAACCAGTACCGCCACCAACAACATCTTTTGCATAAAGTTCCATAGTTTTATAGGTATGATTAACAGCTACCAATGGAATATCTTTTAACATTAAATGAGGAGTAATCATTCTAAACAAAGATTTTAATTGTTTAGCTCTTGTCATATCAGCTGTTGATTTACCATCTAAGGCATCATCAACTTCTTTCTTACTAGCCAAATTACCAATAGAGTCTATAAGGATAAGAATTCGATCTCCACGGACAATATTATCAATCTGATTCATTATATCAAACTTCAATTCTTCGACGTTTTTAAGAGGAGTGTGGATCACTCTATCCATATCAATACCAAAAGATTGGAAATATGATTGCGGCGTACCAAACTCTGAATCATAAAATAACAAAACTGATTCTGGATATTTATCCATATACGATTTAGCCATTAATAAACTAAATGCAGTTTTAAAATGTTTACTTGGACCAGCCCACATAGTAAATCCAGGAGTAAACCCTCCATCTAATGAACCAGATAAAGCCACATTAATAATTGGGATAGGGGTCTGAATCATATCTTTATCAATAAAGAATTTTGATTTAGAAAGAACCGAAGTTTCTTTAATTGTAGAATTCTTTTTAATTTTATCTAACAAACTCATATTTTATTTTCCTTTAAGCAAAAAAATCATCAATACAATTTCTTCTTTCATGAGACCAACCAATGGATTCTAACATACCATTTAATGGATCCAAGAAAGTTTTTTCATACTGTTTATCGTAATCTACATATTGTTCTAAATCAAACTCAGGCGGTATTGAAACTGGAAATGAAATTACTTCATGTTTCAATGGATTAGGTAATTTTAAATAACAAAATTTAATATGCGCACCTTCACCAATCATTTCATATCTATTCTGAAGACTCATTTCACGAAGTTTATTGTTATATAGGATCGAACCTTTAGTGTGAATTGGACATTTATTACCATAAATCGTTTCTGAATCAGAATACTTTTCAATACCATTTACTCCACGAGGAAACGCAATCTCTTCGACAGAATATTTTTTAAACTCGCTTTTTACTTCAGAAACAAAATTTTGAATATCCTCTTCAGTTCCATTTAAAATCAAACCAACTGAGCTACGAAGTTTATCACGGATAACCAATGGTGTTGAAGATTTAACAACTTCAAGACCCATAATTTTTATCTTGGGTTCGTTATAAACTACACCTTCGTTTTCATAAACATTTAACGCATAACGTTTTTTACCAGTCCAAAAGCCATTAGAACTGATACCTTCAAGTTTAAATGAAATACAGTTACGTTTTACATGAGTATAGGCTTGCAAATCATCACAACATTCATTAATAATTGGATCAATCTTTTCTTTACAAATTTTACTTAAAACTGGAACAATTTCT